TCCAGCGATCGATGATCTGGCAACTGCGTAGACGGCAATAAAAGCCAGTGCCACCTTGCACATGTTCTTGACCTGCTTCCACCTACGCGACGACGCAACCCAAACGGAATAACCGTAAATGGTGTGGATGGTGCAGTACCTGACATCTCTGGTGACAGCGGCCCAAAGCCTGAGCTCCACAAAGTTTGCAGCAGCCATTGCCATTCCCCTACTCCAGGTCATGCACCGTAATGCAACCGAGTGGGCCACCATAGCACGGTCATGAAAGTCAGGCACGTTTCTGGCAGCGCAAAGGAAGGGGTACAGCAGCACCAACTGAATCACGTCAAACATGTGGTTCATGGACCTGTTGAGAAACGTGACGGTACAGGCGGCAATCACACGCAACGTGCTCAAAAACCAAAACCAAGGAGAAAACGCGTTAGCGTGCTCAATGATCCTCTGCTGGTGGGCACGAGAAGTAGTGAGTGGGGCGACCGTGGGGCGGGCCTGCGGACGTGGCTCGGGGGGGCTGCTGTAAGCAGCGTCGCCGTTGACCGGCTCTCCCACCGGGATAGTACCGTCCGTGCAATTGCACATCTGAACAGGAAGCGTCTCTCCGTTGGCCTTGCACCTGGGGCAGAACTGCATGCGATCGATGTAGTCGTAGTTCTGCAAGGCGGCGCGCTGCTGAGCCTCGTGTCTGTCAAGGCACTCGTTGAAGTAGGCGATGAAAGACGACATCTGCGTAAAGCGCATCTCAGAAACGAACTCGACTTTGTTGCCACCAGCCGGGCAATCAACCGGCTTACGAACAATGATCTCCCACATGTCGCAGCAATCACTGGCCTCCGTAATGGCCCCCTTGAACTCCTCCTTCAACGAAATGGTCAAGTGAAGATTGAAGCGGCGGTGGGTTGCCATCGGCACTGCCATGTAAGCGGCAACGTTCATGTCCTCAACATTAGTCGTGGCAAGAATGGCTCGAGCGTTGTAAGAACACATGCCCTTGTCCTGAAAGGCCTTCGGTACGATGAACGGAAGGTTGTTCGAGTACTGCAGGAACAGTGCGACCTCAGGTGGAATCTCGGACTTGTTGGGGAGAAGCTTGCCCAGCTCGTCAATGATGGTGAGCCAATGTCCACTGCTGAAACAGTTGTCGAACCCGTCGAGGAGGGACAGGTAGTGGACGGCATTGTTCGCAACGTCGTCAGGAATCTCAAGCCTGTCTGCAATGATCCTCCGAAGCAAGTTCACGAACGTCGACTTGCGCTGCGCAGTGCCGCCATGCACCTTGACGCAAAACGGGGCGGCCCTCATCTTGGCGGACTTGAGGCGCAAAGACATTGCAATCTGCAGCGTGCCGAGCTTGTCCATCATGGTTGCAATGTTGTTCCAAATGGGGCTGCTGGAAGACTTCATAGCGCGTACGGTACGACCGCAGGCAATTGCATCCTCAATCGCTGACATGCACTCAGTCTGCTCCCACCAGTCGCCACTATTCATGACGACGTTGGCCCGCTCAACGACGTGCTCGTACTTGTCGGTGAACCTCTTGATGTGCTTGTCAGTGCTCAAAAACGCTCCGATGTCCCCACTACTCATCATCATGGATGCACGAGTGAAAAAGTAAGAAACACAGTCGGAAATCTTGGTGAGAGTGTCCACGGTGGCGTCAAACTTTGTGCGTTTCTTGAAGGACTCCTCAAGCAAGAAAAACTGATCGAGCGAGAAATTACCGTCAGTGGCCATGTAGAAAATCCCACACAGCAATGAAACCAAAGAAATGAGCTTGGAACTGAATTCACCAGTGAGCAGCGAGAACAAGTCCTTCAAAGTGCCAAACGGGTTCGAGCCGCCATCAGTCTGCAACTGCACGTCCTCGTCGAAATTGAGCTTGGAGAGGAATGAAAATCTCTTCCAAAGCTCCTGAACGACCATGGGGTCGAGGCTCTGCAAAGTGGGCAACTTGACGCCGCGAGCAAGCATGACGTTGACAAGTGAAGCCCAATGGCCGCTGATCAACACGGGGTCACCCTTCGACAACAGCACTTGGACAAGAAACAAAGCGAAATCGTTGACCATGGCGCTGTGTGCGCTGGGCGTGATCCCAAAAAGTCTGTAAATGCCGCCGAAGGGGGCAGTGCCAACATCAAACCACGTTTGTGGGTCAAGCCAAGACCTGTGGGAATCACCACCGCTCTGGTAAACGACACGATGCGCAATGTACCTCGCCCAAACCCAGCGGCGGACCCTTGGAAGAACAAACACTCGGAGCACCCCATGAACAACCCCACAAAGGGTGACTGCGAGCTGCAACTCAACAAGGAGATAACAACTCACACCAAAGAGGGTCACGTCGATGGAGTACCCGTAGGGACTGAGTGAATACTTGGCAAGGGCCAGCCACAAGCTGAGCAAAAACGTCACGTAATGAGTCAACCAAAGCAGCTGCGAAAACAGGTATTTGGCATTCCGGGTCTTGAGGTGCATGAGAAACAGCACGAAATCGAAGTCATGTGCAAAGCGCGGTGCGCGCTTTGTGCCTGTCAGGCGCCTCTTGTCGGCCTGGGAAATTCCAAACCGAACCAAATGCGCGGAAATGAGGTTGTACTTGTTGTTGATGTGCCAGATCAAAAGCATCTGGTAACTGGTGAACATGATCATCTTGAAGACGAAGACGCACATCACACCGGCCAGCGTGAATAGAATCTCAAAAAAGAGACCCCAGGAGCTATACACCGGAGGAATGTGGTTGGGAGGAGCGGGGCACTGCGTAGAAGGATCAACGATGAAGTCATCGGATGAGTTGGTAAGAGAAAAAGTGCCCCACAAGCAGCAGCCATGAATAAGGCGCAAAAGGGGG